CTGCGGCAACCGTTACGGAGCCAATTTCTCCCGTGGCTTGCACCCCGGTAACAAATACTGTCGTTCCCTCTTGGACAAATACCGTGCCGAGCGCAGTCGTGCCGGTAACGTTTGTGTGGCCAACACCCCAGCCTTGAGCGCCCCAGCCTACGCCGGAAGCGCCCCATCCTTCAAAGGCTACGATTGCATTTGCCACCTGCTACCCATCAAGCAATACGAATCAGAGCGTTTGTTGCGTCGTTCGTAGGCATTTGGATTGTGAAGCTGCCGGAGGTGCTGGTCTTGTCTGCGCCAAAGTTAAGGACAGCAACAGCCTTGTCCGACTTCGAGCTGTTATAGATCAACGCGCCACGGGCGGTGATGGTCGCCAAGGTCCAAGTGGTGTCCGCAAAGTCTACAAACGCCGTTGTGCCAGACAAGGACACGGTTGTACCTGTCAGTGTGTTGCCGCCAGCGGTGTAGTTTGTCCCGGTCTGCGTAACCTCGTCGGTACTTGTAGGGTTTGCAGCAGGGTCTGCTGGCGCTGTGTACTGGGTAGTCGCAGCACTCAGTGTGGCCAACGATGTGTACAGTGCGATCTTGAACGTATCCGTGTCAAAGTCGTGCTCACCTTTGAGAAGCTGCTCTTTAAACGAGCTGCACATTGCTTGCGTGATTGCCATTTCTTACTCCTGTTAATTGACTGCAATACGGACTTGTCCGTCGCGGTAGGCGTCCATCCTCTGCTTGCCATCGCCCAAGTTCTTGAGGAGTGCAATCGCTTGAAGATACAAATCTTGGTACAGCTTGACCATGTCTGGCTCACCCTTCATGTACCGAATGGCCTCAACCAAAGCGCCATTGAGCAGCGCAGAGTCAAAGTTATCACCAAGCCATGTGGTTCCGGCGGTGACAATCGACTCTGGGTAGTAGTAATAATGCAACTCTACCGAATACGCTGCGTTTGGCGTTGGGCCAACGATGAACGACAGTTCGCTCGGATCATTGGTTCTTGGGCCAAAGATGGCGTAATGCTTTGGCAATCCCGTTGAGGTTGCCTTTGGATACGCCTGACGGATGAAGTTGACATCCTTGTTCAACAAGAACGTGTAGGTTCCGTTTGGCTCAATGACTGCCACCGAGTAAGTTGACAGAAAGTCATCCGGGGCCTGAAGGTATTGATTACCTGATGTCAGGGTTCCGGTGACGTTCTTGCGCAAGTTGGCCAACTGCACCGTGTTGTATATACGTTGCTCCGCCTGCTGTGCAAACAACGCATAGTCACTTTCTGTGAATTCGTTTTCACAGACATCGGCAATGTTTTGCTTCAACTCGGTGTAGTTCATGTCTTACGCCATCGGGCCTCGGGCCATAGTCCCTTTGGTGGCCGCACCAGTGCCACGGATTTTGATTCCGCTGGTTTTGGTAGCCATGCCATCAGGCTTGTTGCTGAACGCGCCCACACTCATATTGACTGTAGACACATCGCTGTGGTTTGGTTCCTTGCCGGGGTTGGTTGTGGCTCTCACAACTTTGCCCGTCATTGTGTGCGGCTTGGCATAGACGCTTGCAGGGCCAACTTCTTTGCCCATCATTTTTTGACTAAATTTAGCCATGATTAACCTCGCTTTTGTGCTGCAATTTTTGCCAACCCACGGCCCATTGTCTTCATGTCAATGTTCCGTTTGCCGCCACCGCTTTTGCTGGGCTTACCACCCATAAGCTCTTTGACTGTGGGGCCGCTGTCGCCCAAGTTTTTGCCATCGGTTTTACCTTTTTTGGCGATGCCGTCAGCAGATCGTGTGAATGCCATGATTAACTCCTTAACTCGTCACTACTGTGACTGTACCAATAAAACCCGCCGCAACCAAGTCATTTGGAGTCAATGCGGCATCAAAGCCTCTTGACCCGCCAACAGGGTTCCAGCCCCACTGAAACTGTCTACTGCCATCGCCAAGACTATTGGGGGAAATAGCACCTGAAGTCAAATACGTTGTGTCCCTGCGAGGGTTGCGCAACGCTTGCGGATCGTCTACCGGGAACGTGCCAAGCATCAACTGCGGCTGATCCGGGTCCCAGCACTCATGGCATACAAGCAGTTGGTATTTCCTCTGCTTGATGATCTCTGTCTTGAGCTGCTTGAGTTTAAACTGCTGACCACAACGGTCGCACATGGCAATCGCCTTATGGCCTGCTGCAAATCTATTCGACATCAGTAGCCACCGCTTCCTATGTGTGTGGCACGAGGAACAAATCTGACCGCCGCCTTTTCACGATCCTCGGTAGATGCAAGGTCCCAAGCCTCGTCATACTGCTGTTTCAACACAGACAGGCGATCTATAGCCTGCGGAATCTTGAGAGCCATTTGATACGACAGCCCGGCTACCATGGCATTGATGAACCTAAAAGGCACGTCCATGACGTTTACACCCTCTCCAGCATCCTGTGCCCGGCGTAGACGCCAGTAAATGAATTGGTAGGTCTGCGAGTTGTCCGGGGTAGGCCACACCGTAATAGCGGGGACCTGCGACCAGTAAACCACTGTGCCGCTGATGTGTGATGCAGCCGTGGTGTTGCGCTGACCACGGGAGCAGTTATACAGAGTGTTCCCGGAGATATAGCCGTAGGCAATCAGCTCACTGTCCAAGGTAATGAAGCCTGCGGCAGGAAGCTCGGAAGCGTCATCCACAACAATTGTGGTAGCAATGGCAGTAGTTGCCCCAACGGTAAGGGCCCCGGAATCGTTTGTTTGGCCGGACATGCGCTGAATCCAAACTTGGATTGGGCGAGCCTGCTGAATCTTGTTGGGGATTGTGGCGTATGTGGAGACGCTGATCCGGGTGATGGTCAGGTCCGCCTGCGTCGATGCCGTATTGGCTCCAGTGCGGATTACATGCTCCATGAGATCAACCGTGTCGTCTGGCAGGGCATATGTGTTCTGGCCGGGGACCAAGTTAATGGTCCCCTGCTCGAACGTCCACATGTTTAAACCACGATTGGCCCACTCCGCAAACATCAAGTTCAGCGACCGGCGAGCGGTGCGAAGATCATAGCCCGTCCGCAACTCCGAGCCACAACGCTCGTAAGCTTCCTCCACGATTTCTGTTAAATCGAGATTGAATGATGCGGTTCCGGAGGTGTATGCCATGATTTACTTCTTTGCTGTTTTGGCAGAGTCAATGAAAGCCTGAGCCGTCGGAGCACCCTTTTGCCCCGGCTTGCGCATTTTCTCACCTCGCGCACGCTTGGCGTGGATGTTGGCATATAGCCCAACCTGCCCTCCCGCAGCATACTGCGTGAAGTCGGTGTCATCCCGGCGAGCTTTACGCTTACCGGAGGGCATCTTGGAGGGAGCAATGGCCCCCATACCGCGACTGGCAATCATGTCAGCACATCCCGCCGCCAGCCATTTTGATCATCTTGCCCTTGGTGTGGGCTTTGGTGATGCAGCCATCTGCGCGAGTAACGCTGCCACCTTTGGCGTAGGCTTTTGGTTTTCTGGACTTTGGCTTGGGAGCCGAGCCACCATCGATGTCCTGTGGAGGAGGAAGGCCGGAGTCTTCTGTGTAAACACCATCTTTAATTCCACGAGGTTTCTTCATCATCATGTCGTTCATGTCAACTCCTTAGCAAATTTTGCAACGTGTTTTACCGCGAGAGGCGATACCATCGGCACGCTTTGAGGCTGCCGATACTGAACCGCCGGAGGCATACGCCTTACCGCCCCGTTTAAACTCAATGCTTGACTCAGAGTCGTCAAACTTCTTGGTTTTCTTGGATGGGTTCTTTTCTGTGGCTTTTGACTTTGAGGTGAACTTTGTAGGCTGCGCCTTCTCTTTCATCTCTCGGGCAAGGTCAGCAGACTTCTTGGCTGCGGCAGCTTTGCGGGCAGCTTCACCGCCACGCATCTCCATGCCAATTGCCCCGATACCAGAAAGCTTTCCGGGCCCAAGAGCAGAGATGGTGTTGGCAACATTCCGCGAAAGATCGCTTCCGCTGGTCCGCTCACCCTTTACTGTGGGCATGTCTGTATCGCGTGGAATATCCTCGACAGTGCCCATGCGGGACTGGACTTTCCCGGGTGATGTGCGGCCCTCATTGGAGTAATTTGGGTTGGAGGCAGGAGCAACCCTGGGAAAAGATGCGCGATCTTCTGCCGTTGCGCCACCGCTGCGAGTATAGGTTTTAGCCCGATCATCAGCAGATGCGCCACCTGTGCGGCGGTAGCTTTGCTCTTGCATAGCAGGAGACTTTGCCGGGGCAGGTCTTGCTGGCGCTGCCCTTGCTGGCGCAGACGAAACGGCTCGTGGGCCTGCGGGGACAGGGATTGGTGCGCGGGCGTTGGCAGCCTCCATGTCGTCCATCTCGGCTGGCGCTGCTGACGCAGCCTGACCAACAGGTGTTGCCACTCGGTCTTCAACAGGTGTGCGGCTTGCTTTGCCACGACCAGCACCAAAACGACGATAGGCTTCAGAGCCCTCTTCATCGATGTTACCCATGCGGAGACGTTCAAAGAAGCCAACCTTCTCATCTTTCGATGCTTCCAGTCCACGGTCTTTGTCAGACATTCCGCCTTCTTGAAAGCGTTTGATCTTCTTTGTCGCCATGACTATTCCTTAGCAGGTTTTGCCACCACGGGCCATCTTGACCATAGTGCCTTTGGTTTTGCCTTTGGAGGCAATACCGTTCATGCTGGGGGCTGCGGTTTTAACTGCGCCCATCTTGGTTGCCATGCCACCGGCCTTCAGGCCTTTGTGGGCCTTGGATGCTGGCATAGAGGCATGCTTAGCCAGAGACATACCGCCTTTGGCAAAGGGTTTACCCTTAGCTTCGGCCATCTCGTGCTTAATCATGGATTTGGGAGCACCAGCTTTTTTCATAAAGCCGATCTCTTTTTTAACCATCGTTTTGGACTCTTTCATATCGCCACCTTTTGAAAATTTGCGGCCCTTGTCCGCGTTGGAAAAATCCTTGCCCACGGACTGTGGGACGCCTGCCTTCTTGGCAAAAGCTGGGTTATTAGCTACAGCCGCCATGAAATTATGCTGCGCTTTACTCTTGCTTGGCATCATTTCCCCGCTTGAATAAGCTGGTCAATTTTTGCTTCAAGGCGATTAAAGCGCTGGTCAATGTGGTCAGTAATTCTTTGCACTTCTGCGTTAGTCGTGTAATCACGAGCTATCTCCTCGCGGGTTTTGTTTAGCAGGATGTCAAGCCGTTTGAGTTCATCAAACTTTTCGCGCATAAAAAACCAAACCGCTCCCATGATGAGAGACAGTCCAGCGGACCAGATGGTGTTGATATCCATATCAGCACTTCCATCGTTTTAAAGCCGCAGCCTTGCGGGTTGGTTGACCTTTTTCGTCCTTCATTGGACCGGGCATACCCGACATCCTTGCGCAGAACGAATCCTTGCGAGGGCCACCTTGAGGCTGTGGAGCCTTGAGGTTGCTGCCCGTCGCAGCGTTGTACTTTGCGCGGCCTTTGGCAGTCAGCCCTGCGCCTTTAGAAACAGGCAGCTTCTCGCCGCGACCCACCGCTAAGGATGGGCCTTTCTTCTTGGGTGTTGCTTTAGCCATTGACCACCTTCAGCTTTGGGGTGCAGTGCTGCTCGATCAACGGCATCAGCACAGACTCTTTGAAGCTGCGGTGATACTCTTGAGAGCCAACGTGCGGCAGGGTAATCTCGGGGTCAACAAAGACCGTAAACCCATCTGCCCGCGCACGCTTGCAGAAGGTGTAGTCCTCGCCAATGTACTGGCCGTTCGACAACTCAAAGTCAAACAAGGCGTACTCATCCCGGCTGTAGGCGTCATTCAGATACCTCCACTCGGGGTGATTCTGGATCATCGTCTCAAGCACATGGCGCTGGATCATCATGAACCCAGTGGCTACGTTCTCAACACGCAACATCCCGTGAGCGTCAAACTCAAGGGTGTTGTTTTGGTCAATGTAAATGTCCAAGAAGAACTTGCGGTCTTCTGCCCTGCGGGTGTACATGCCAGCCGTAATGTCCTTGCCTGTACTCAGTGCCAGCAGGCGCAAAACAGACTCAGCATCTACCACGATGTCGGCATCCACAAACAGCATGTCTGTGCAGTCCGACTCAAGGAAGTTAGCCACCAAGACGTTGCGAGCCTTGGTGATAAGAGAGCAGCCCGACAGGTGCGATAGCTGAACCTGAACGCCAAACTTCGATGCCTTGACCACGAGATCGGCCAAGGCAAAGGAGGTTTTGATGTTCAGTTTGCCATCGTAAGCAGGGATCGCAATCATCAGTTTGCGACCTGCAATGTTCATCGGGCGTTCTTCTTCAGCCATAGTAAATCTGCGCTGCGTCAATTGCACTCATGTAGGCATAAATTCCATTTACTGCCAACACACCTTCGCCGGGAATAAGTGGAGCGTTTTGGAACTCGTCTGATGAGTGGGTTTCATAGGTCAACAGCCAACGATTTGCACCACTGACATAAATCGCTGCTGGAGTGGCTGTAATGTTTCCAGTGTTGATGTCTGTGAGTGTAAATGTGTCGGCGTCTACTCTGGTAATAGGGTAGTTTCCATCGGTGGCAGCACCGCCAGTGCCAGCAACAAAGTGAATGCCTACAATAGTGCCGGTTGTTAACCCGTGAGCCGTTTTACTTATCGTTACCGTGGTTCCCGAGCGACCATATGTAACGCTTGAAGTTACTGGAGCTGCGGTTGTATCAAACAAAACCAAGGTCCCGCTGCCACCAAAAAAAGAAACGCCTTTAACACGGTTTCTTCCAAGAACAAAAAAACCACTCTGGTTTAGATGCGCTTGTTTTACGTCAGTTTGCATGCCCATATCAATCTCCTGTAAAGCAGGGGCCAAAGCCCCCAGATTGATTAAGCGTCAGCGAATGGGGTGACAACCGAGCCGGAGGCCAGCAGCACGCCAGTGACCATGTACTTGTTGGCAGCCAGCACAGTCACTGTGATGGTCGAACCAGCGATACCGCCAGTGGTGGAGCCGTCCAAGTTGATCACATCGTTGGCTGCGGCAGGGGCAAAGCCAGTCACTGCGCCAGAGCTGTCGGTGTCAACCATCAGCAAGGAGCCAACAAACTTGTCGGTGCCGTTGGTCTTCAAGGCCCAAGCAGTAGCAGCAGTCTCAACCACGAAGGTGTAGCTGGTGCCCACGTTGTTCACGGTGTTGGGGTCTTGGCCGGGGCCAGAGGTCACAGGGTTAGCTGTGGTGTTGATTGCGGGCAGGGTGATGACCAATGTGGCATCGTTGGTGCGAATGGTCTTGCCAGCGTATGTGGCAACGTCCAGAGTCACGGTGTTGGTGCCGTTTGCCAAGTTGACAACGGAAGCTGGGCCTTGGGTGTAGAAGCCAGCCAACGAACGAACTGGGCCTTGGAAAGTAGTCTGAGCCATGATTTTTTCCTCATGCGGTTAAGGCGTATCTGTCTGCATGACGTCGGCCCGGAGCCGTCAGATACACCGGAAAGTCCGGGGGTGGGTGCAATATATCACT